AAAGGATATGAAGACCCAGCTCCGTTAAACGAGTTTGTTACTAAGCATATTGATTATGAAAAAGTATTTAATTCAGCATTTGCAAATAAGTTAGGTGATTTTTATAGTGCAATGAAATGGGGATCGATTCCAAAGAATAATAATTTAGGAAAGTTTTTCTCCTTTTGATTAGGATTATTGAAATAAAGTTGTTATATTTAATAAAATAAAAAAAAATATGTACGGAAAAAGTTATTGGTATGGCCGAGAAGTAGAAGGCCGATTATCTGATATTGAGACGGTATTTGTTAGAGGACAAGTTCCAGATAATTTTAAAGATTATCCTCATATCTATTTTACAATTGAATATATTGAAATGTGTTGTGTGCATGGCAATTGGAATGAAATACATAACATTTTAGAGACAAAGCAATTTGTTACGATAGAAGCTAATTCTTCTACAATGTCTAAAATACCAATGTCAGTATTTAATAGAGCTCATATCATATATCGAATTACAGATCCAAATTTAGAAAAGTTAAAAGATACGGATACATTATCAATTGACGCTGGTTGGTATAGAGTACATCAGATAACTAAATGTAATATGATGAGTATTAATCCAGATGATTATAAATTTGATAGAATAAAAGAATGAGAAGAAGAAAAGTATTTTATTTTGGTTTAGAGCCATTGAAAGCCAGGTATACATATCAATTATGTAAAGAATGGATGCCGGCGACATTTGAAACTTATAAAGATAAGTTAGAGTTTGTTGATATTGAAGGAGACTTCGACCCAGATCAAGAAATTAAAGTAGGAGCAGTGTTAGATGCTATTGGCAGAGGTAAATATAGTTTAACTCAATGCGAGCGATTCTTACAACATATTTATGATGGTGATGTAAAAGATGGTGATGTGATATTTTTGCAAGATTATTGGACACCAGGCTTAGATGCAATTTGGTATGCATTAGATCTTTATAATATCAATGTGAAAGTGTATGGTATGTTACATGCTCAATCGGTAGATGAATATGATTTCACATATGCAATGAAAGATTGGATGCGTCCATATGAATTAGGTTTAGATAAAAGAATGACTGGTATATTTGTTGGTTCATCTATTCATAAAGAACAATTGAGAGCGGCTGGATTCAAAGCTCCAATACATGTTGTATCATTGCCAATCCATAAAGAAGCGACATTGGCTAAATTACCAGAAGGTGATTATGAAAAGCGTAATACAATTGTATATTCATCTAGGTTAGATAAAGAAAAGAATCCATTCTTTATGATGGAGGTTGCTAAAGAATTTCTTCAATTCCATCCAGAATTTGAATGGCATGTTACTACATCAGGTAAAGAGTTTCGATCGATGTTGCCGGGTGTTATAGATGCAATGTATGAATTAGCAGAAAAACAACCTAGGTTCAAGCTCCTTAAAGGACTTACAAAGCAAGAATATTATACAGAATTGGCTACATGTCGTATTCAATTCAATTCATCGTTACAAGATTATGTGTCATGGACTGTAATAGAAGCTACTGCATTTGGTGCTGATATTGTATATCCGGATTTCAGATCATTTCCAGAGTTTGTAGATGAAGATAGAATGTATAAACCATTTGATGTACGAGATGCAATTGTAACAATTGAAGATGCGTTATTCCAACATAAAACTCATTATGATATAGTTGATACATCAGATTTAGGAAGGCGTATGGAAGGATATATCATTGCAAATGATTATGATAAAGAATTATGTATATGGCATGAAAAAGAATATTGCCAGGCATTACTCGACCGAGAAAAAGTAAATAACCAATTGGAATTAGCATTATGAAAGATTTAATTTATTATCCGTCATTATCTGCAGGTGGATGTGCCGGCGACTTCAAAAAGAATAAAGAAGTTAAGCCTGGTTTGACTTGTAGATTTTATGACAAAGAATTTCCTGAAAGATGGAGACATCCATATTTTCTAATAACAGCAGGACATCATTACAAATGGATGGATGCTAGAGATAGATATGGGCTTGATGAAGATGTATTAGTATTAGGCGATTCTGGAGGATTCCAATTAGCAACAGGTGCTATTAAATGGGATCCAGCTTTTAAGAAAACTATTTTTGATTGGTTAGAAGCAAATTGTGATTTAGGAGTTAATTTAGATATTCCACCTAGAGCTAAATACGATGGTAAGTTCTATGAATGCATGGATATTAGTTATGACAATTTCAAATACTTTGCAGATAATCAAACTGGTAAATGTAAATTCTTAAATGTCGTTCAAGGTAATAATGTTGAAGAATATGATCAGTGGTATCAAAAGATGAAAGATTTTGAATTCAACGGTTGGTGTATCGGAGGAGCGCAGAAACGAGTTAGTATGTTTATGTCAGCATTAGCACCGATGATAAAGAATAGAGAATTTGAAAAGGCTCGTAATCAATTTGTGCATGTATTAGGAATATCTAAAATATCAGATTTCTTTATGCTAAGTTTCTTTCAGAAGATGCTAAACAAATACCATGGAGGTAGGATACAAGTATCTACAGATTCAAGTTCGCCTGGTTTATATCCTGTATATGGAACATATCTGCATTCACCTCAATTGAGTAAAATGACATTTACAGATCTTTATTTTCCAAAAGGAGATGATTTGCCTTATAATGCAGATGACCTGGTTCCAAATCCATTAGGACATCCAGTATCTGAAGGCTTTACGTTTGGTGATGTATCAACTTATAAAGGTGATGTGACAATGAAAATGACATTAAATAATTTGTTTGTTTTCAATGAAACTGTCAAGCAAGTTGAAGAAGTGGTGAAATGTCATAATGAATTGTTAAAAACAATAATCCCAAGAGATTTCTATTCGATTTTAATGAGTATGGAAGAAATGTTCCAAGATCCGGATAAGGCAGTGTATATATATGAAAAGAATAGTCAATTATATGACAAATTTGGTGGAGGTACCAGAGACTTAGTAAACAATCAAGTAATATCTAAATATTTTAATGTAGGTTAATATGAAAAAAACAGAATTAGTAAATTTTATAAACCGTTATTATCTAGCGGGCGCGACGACATCAGTGAAATGGAAATCGCAGAATGGAACAGTAGAAACTGATTTCATAACAGATGATCAGAATGTGATCGGAACTATTAAATCTAATATAGATTTAGGTGCAAATGAATTAGGTGTATATGCTACTCCTCAATTGACAAAAATGTTATCTGCAGTAGGAGATGATTTATCAGTTAAGGTCAATACAATTGATAATAAATCAGTTAGTATTGATATCGATGATAAGGATGTAGATATGAAGTTCATGTTAGCTGACCTATCAGTTATTAGGCAAGTTCCAGACCTTAAACAATTACCAGATTGGAATGCTAAAATTAATATAGATAAAGATTTTACATCTAAATTTATTAAAGCCAAGAACGCATTACCAGATTCAGAAAATTTTGGTATAACATGTAAAAATGGTAAGTTAGACATTATAATTAATTATTCGTCTATCAATACAAATAGAATTAAGTTTTCATTTGATTGTAATGCAGAAGAATGTAGTGATTTAGGTACTGTATGTTTTTCATCTAATCTGTTTAAAGAAATATTACAGACTAATAAAGATGCTGATTCTGGTACATTGGAAATATCTGCAGCGGGATTAGCTAGAGCATCATTTACATCCAAATCATATACATCAACTTATTATCTAGTACAATTACAAACAGCGTAATATGAAAGTATCATTCAAAAAAATATCACCTAATGCAATAACGCCTTCGTATGCTAAAGACGGAGATGCAGGATTGGATGTATCGGCAATAACTTATACAATTAATAAAGAACATAGCTTTATTGAATATCATACCGGTTTAGCTTTTGAAATACCAAAAGGCCATGTAGGTTTGTTATTTCCAAGATCATCTGTATCAAAAACAGATTTGAGATTGGCTAATTGTGTAGGTGTAGTTGATTCTGGATATAGAGGTGAGATAACATTTAGATATAAATTTCATAGAGATTCATATTTTGCTTCATTGAAAAGATTTCAAGAAGGAGATAGAGTCGGTCAATTAGTAATAATGCCTTATCCGGAAATAGAATTGCAAGAAGAAGAAACGTTATCAGAAACCGAAAGAGGTGCTGGTGGTTATGGTTCAACAGGTAAATAAAAAAATATGTTTGGTAATCAAGAAAATACATTATGGGTTGAAAAGTTTAGACCCGGAACATTAGATGGATATGTCGGTAATGAACATATCATTGAAAAAGTAAAATTATATTTGAAGTCAGGAGATGTTCCTCATTTATTATTTTATGGCGGTGCAGGTACTGGTAAAACGATATTAGCTAAGATTATTGCAAATAATGTCGATGCCGATGTAATGTATGTTAATGCATCAGATGAAAATAATATTGAAACGGTTAGGACTAAGATTAAGAACTATGCTAGTACAGTAGGATTTCGTCAATGGAAGATTGTGATATTGGATGAGGCAGATTATATGACTCCTAATGGTCAAGCAGCGTTACGTAATTTAATGG